GAAAGATTATAATCAAAGTCACGTTCATCTCTTTGTAGATAAAGAGACTGGTGATGTTTATAAAGCAGCATCCTGGAAAGCACCTGCCAAAGGTATTCGGTATAATCTTATAGATGATACATCCCGTGAGGAAATGTACAAACGTGCCGATTGGGCAGGTTCGTATTTGTATGCACGATGAATAGTTTTCTCATCTGTTGCTTTACTTTGGCATCTCTTGTAATAGGGTTTACAGTATCTCATAATGCTGATAGACTATTACAAGAGACTTGCCCTTTATCTACATGTCAAATATAACATTCGCAAAAGGAATTGAAGTTTATTATCGTGGAATGCACGGTGTAATTGATTTCATCTGTGAAAAGTACATTACAGTTTGTATTAACAAATCAAAGGACAGATTGAAAGATGTGTGTCTGTTAGTTTATCCAAGTCAATATGGTGAGATAACATTAGCAAAAGAGAGTGGTAAGTGATACTGCTGTGCCACTTGTAGCACTGGCACACTAAACGGGCACGGACCCCAAAATGTGGTATATTAAGAAGGTGATGAGGGGGGCAGTAAGACCACCCTGCTAACGTCAACTGACATCTTGGCAAGTATGCTGTTAGTAAACCTCATCACTTCAAAGTTCATTTAATAAACAAATGATTACTGACGTTTTTCACTATACGACTTCCCGTTGGGATTGGCAGTCTGGTGATGTGAATCAAATGTGGATTCAAGAGATTGAAGAAGCACCTGATTGTTATAGGTACATTGCTGTTGCTTATAATCCTCGCAAGGATACAAGTATGGTGATGTCTAATCCTCGTGGGTATTTTGATACTCTACATTGGGTTCGTAAGTTCTGTGGTTCTTTCTCTATTCTTCCCTGATTATGTTTGATTCTACACTTGATTTGTTCTGTCAACACGATGGTGCAGAGTATGCTGATGAGTTTGCGATGGAACTAGAAGAAAAAGCAGCAGAACTAGAAGTTACTGTTGATTATTATATGGCAGAGTTTATGTAACCTTTTATACATAGTATAAACTATGTTTTTGCTGGAGTTAGCGTAGAGGTCGAACGCACCGCACTTGTAATGCGGCACTGAAAAGTCATCGCAGGTTCAAATCCTGTCTCCAGCTTATACTTTATACCAAGGGACACTCGTAGCACTGTCCCTATAATTGACCGCAGGCACCTAAAACGTGCTACAATACTTGTATTGAATTGATTATGATGCTTACCCTTCTCAACTATCAACAACGTGCTCTTGATGCTGTGCAGAAAGTCATCAAAGGCACCTGTTATATTCCTACTGGTGGTGGGAAAACTGTTGTGATGATGGAAGATGCCCGTCAAAGGATTCTGAATGCAACAGAACCGATGACGTTTGTTGTTGTTGCTCCTCGTATTCTGCTTGCAAATCAACTTTGTTCGGAGTTTGAAGCATATTTACAAGGACTCAATGTTGCTTATATGCACTGCCACAGTGGAGAAACACATCATCAATCCTCTACACGTTCAGAAGTCATTGCAGAATACAATGACACTGCAATCGGAAGTGGTAAGCACAACTTTATCTTCACCACATACAATTCCATTGGTCGTGTGAATGAATCAGATATTGAGATTGATGTTGTGTATTTTGATGAAGCACATCATTGTGTGAAACCTTCTAACTTTGTGGGTATTGCTCACACTTCATCAGTTGCAGATAATGCTTATTTCTTCACTGCAACTCCGAAGTTCAATAACAGTATGGAGTCTATGAATAATACTGATGTTTATGGCAACAACATCATCAGTATTCCAGCACAAGAACTTATTGATGCTGGTAGTATCATTCCTCCTAAAGTTGTGCCTTATGAAGCACAAACTATTCGCACTAAAGAAAATGCTGCATTTGTAGATGCAGAGAACATTGTAGGTATTCTGTCAGAGATTTCTGATTGTGATGCACCTAAAGTTCTTGTTGCTGCACCCAGCACCAAAGTAATTTGGTCTATGTTTACTGAAAGTGATTTGCTTCAACAACTCAATGATATGGGTTACACAATTATGCATATCACTTCCAAGCACGGTGCTTACATTGACAAGCAGAAAGTGTCTCGTGAAGTATTCTTTGAGAAAATGAGTGAGTTTGGTGCTGACCCAGACAAGAAGTTCATTGTGTTTCATTACTCAATTATGAGTGAGGGTATTAGTATTCACGGTCTGACTCATTGCATTATGCTTCGCAATCTTCCTATGATTGAAATGTGCCAGACTATTGGTAGGGTTATTCGAGTTCATAAGGATGACCGTAAAGCAATTCAAGAAGGTAAGATGAAAGCAGGAGAGTTTGCATTTTATCGCAAACCTTTTGGAACTATTACCATTCCCGTCAATAATAACTATGGAGATAAGATTGCAAAGCAACTCCAGAGTGTGATTGATACTGTATTTGTAAAGGGTGAAGTTGTTGGTGTATAAATTACTATGTGTGACAAATAAACTTATGCCTTTTACAAAGAAATTTCCACAATCAGGAGAAACAACACACATACGAGTTCCAAAAGTTTATGCTGACCTTATTTTGGAATTGATGGTTACATTTGACAATCGTTTTGATGTAGATAAGGGCAAACATCTGCTCAAGAAATTCATACACAATCTAACGTGAGTCTTGAGTGAGACTGTGCCACTTGTAGCACTGGCACACTAAAAGAGCACAGACCCCTCTGGGGTGCTATGATTACGGAGTAATCAAGAGAAAAGCAATGGCAGTCGTTCCTGGTTTTACTTTCAATGAGGAAACTGAAATGATTTCAGCACTTTATAGTGCTGTTGCACTGATGAAACGATATGAAGAAGAATCTGTGGATCATAAAAGTTATTGGAGGCAACGTATAGAAGATTATACAAACGTTGCTGATAAGTTTTCTACTGCCTGCCGCAATGCCATTTACAATGCCTGATTTATTGGAGAAAGTTCTAATGATTGAAGAAGCACTGACTGACAAACAACTAACTGCTTTGCGTGATATGTTGTATCACTACAAAGAGTTTCAGGAAGAACTCTATGACTATCCTGAACCTGATACTCTATTCACACAAACACAACGAGAACTCTTCACTCTTCTGGATATTGTATGAGCAAACTTCTTGACCTGATTGAAAGAAACGCAATCAAACAATCACGTTTTTCTAACACTTCTAACACTATGTCTTCTTCATCTTCTTCTGGTATTAGTTTTCCTGGTGCTTTGACTGTATTGTTTGTTGGTCTCAAACTGACTAACGTTATTACTTGGTCTTGGTGGTGGGTATTGTCTCCTATTTGGATTAGTCTTTCACTTGCAGTTGTAGTTATTGCTATTGCTGTTATCATTGCTATTATTGCTGGAGCATTCAAATGAAGTACAAAGAATTACTCAATCAACTCTCTCAACTTAACGAAGAACAACTCAATTCTGATGTCGTTGTTTATGATGATTGCGAAGGTAATTATTATCAATTTGATGTAGAGTTAGTGTTTGCAACTCAAGTATGTAACGTTCTTAATTTAGATCAACCTATCATTCGTTTCTAATGGAAATCTCAAAAATCCTCACACTATCAACAGCACACCTTCATCCTTTGGAGGGACAAAAGATTGATAAGGTTTCTTATATTCATAGTGATAGTTGTTCTCTGGTAAATACTGACCCAGAAATGTATGATTTCTATATTAAAGAAGGTCTTCCTTGTTTGGTAGATTTTCTGAAATCAGTTAAGCAACTATATGCTGATGTTGTTTATGTAATGTTTGATGCTGATGCAAATGTAGAGGATGCGTTTAGGGAATATGATTGGTGATGATGACAACTTCCATTAAGCAAACAATTATGACACAACTTTCTCTCACATCTGGTGAGTTGTATGATATTATCTCTGCTCTTCAACTTGTAGAAGAAGGAGTGTATGATGATGGGGACCATCAAGGTGCTGCTTATTATCAAAATATGATTCAACAATTTGAACTCATTTTTGATAAGTTAGAAGAACGTGTAGGAGAGGATAAAGTAGCACAACTTGTGCTTGCTGCCTGACCCTGTGTGCCACTTGTAGCACTGTCCCTATAATCCCCAAACCACCTCAATCCGTGCTATGATTACGGAGTAATCAAAAGAAAACCAATGTCTGTTCCTTTCACGATGAATTACAAAGAAGTTTACGAACAGGAAACTGTAAGCAAAATTGAAGAACTGCTGGAAGATTCTTATTCTCTGGAAGATATTGTAGAGTTCATTGATGCGAACTCTGAAGCAGATTTCCGCAATTTTTATGAGGAGTATGTGACTGTTGGTGAAGAGTATTCTTACGGTGCTGTAGATGCTTTCATTGAAGAGTTTGGTCTTCATTCTTTCACTCCTTCTTGCTTTGAGGATGCTTATCGGGGTCAATATGATTCCAAAGCAGATTATGCTGAACAATACACTTCTGATGTGTATTGTGTAGAACTTCCTAGTTTTGTGGAAGTTGATTGGGAAGCATCATTTGAAAATCTGGATGTTGTTTTCAGTGCTAATGGTTATGTGTTTGACACTCAATTCTGAATTATGAAACTTCAATCTAAAACTGGTTCAATGGTGGTTGATTTTTATCCAATCAAAACACCAATGGGTGATGTATCCAAAGAGTGGTTTCTAAAAACTCTCACGTTTCAAGGTGAAACACAATCCAAGAAGTTTGTGAATCGTATTGAGATGAGTCTTGAAGTTGAGAACTATCTCAATCATTCAATTCCTTATGAGGTTGTAGAGTTCAATACGATTCCACAACTTGCGAATCCTTTTGCTGAAGTGTAACCCATCTCACACGAGACTCATTATGTGATGTGCCACTAATACCACTGGCACAGTAAAAGAGCACAGACCTGAAAATGTGGTATTCTTAAAGGGTGGAGGGAGTCAGTCCCACCCGAGTCTCAATCTTCATTCTTTTAACATGGACCGTTCACAAGTCATCTCCAAGATTCAGTCTATCCTGAAACTTCAGGAAGGAACTTCTTTTGATGGTGAAGCAGATGCTGCTGCAAAGATGATTGATAAACTTTGCAAGCAGTATGGTGTTACTATCACCGAAGCAACTGAAACTCAAGTATTTGATGAGTCATTTGCTACTTTCAAACGTGCGAACTATGCACTTACTACTCTTTTGAATGCGATTGCAACATTTTATGATGCAAAAGCATATATGAAGAATGGTGATGTGAAATCACTACAGATTATCGGTAGTGATGCACAACAGATTCAAGTGAAACTGTATTTTGATTACTTGAATCAAGTCATGGAGAAAGAAGCAGAAGTTGCACATCAAGCAGAGAAGATTCTTTCTAATCTGACTGGTAAGAGTGTTTCTCGTAGTTTCAAACTTAACTTCCGTAAGGCATTTGCTGATAAAGTAGCAATTCGGTTGTTTGAAATGAAGAAAGAAGAGAACCGAGTTCACGAAGATAAGCAAGCAGTGAGTGATAAACTCTCTACGATGCGATTTGGACGTGCTCGTAAAATGAATGGTGGAAGTGGTGAAGGTGCTGCTATTGGGTCAAATGTTGGTGCTGGTGTTTCTTTGAATCGTCAGGCAACAGGTTCTACTCAACGTGCTCTGTGTGGTGTATAGTATAACCTGTCCCACACGAGACTCATGATACGATGTGCCAGTAATCCTTCTGGCACACTAAATGAGCAGAGACCCGTTTCCCGTGCTATGATTACGGAGTAATCAATCAAAAACAGATGAAGTTTACCAAAGCACAATCTGTTATCATTGAAGAGATTGGAAACACCAACTCTGTGAATAACTATGCACAACGAATGCGAGCAATTCAACCTATGTTGGATGCTAAAGTTATTTCACGCACAGTGATTTATGATAATGGTTATCCAGTTGATTATCACTGGGAACTGGTTTAATCTTTACACACAACACAAAGGAAATTCAAATGCTTGATGCCTACACCGATTATCCTATTGGAAAACTTGGTGATACTGAATTTGAAAAAGCACCCATCCGCAAATGCACTATTCTCACTTGGGACAGAAACAAGTATTGTGATGTTCTTGTGTATTTTGTAGATGAGGATGGTGATTTGAGAGGACACATCACCAACTTCAAGCAGTGGTATTTGTATAAGAACGAAGCACGACTTGATGATGGGGTTCAATTTACTGATGATGAACTCAAAACTCTTTCTTGGACTTACCGATAAACTCTTCACACGGTAAGCATACATAAGGGATGCTGATAGGTAGAAGAACCGTAGACCCCTTGACAAAACCCCTGATTCATGCTATGATAAGGGGACCGAAACAAACACAAAAGGAATGACAACCTCACAAAAACTTGAAAAAGCATTTCTCACTAAATGTTTTGCTTTAATTAACGAGGTTCAAGGTAAAACAAAATTGCCTTCACAGTTCAATCAAAAGAACAAGTCTGCTTATAATAAACAGATCAAATCACAAAAACAAGACCAATCTGCATTTGCCTCTATTTAATGACTGATGAACAACTCAACGATCAATTAGATATTACATTTGATCACATCGAACAAAGGTTTCATAAACTTCTTAACAAGAAAGGAAAGAAGCATAGAAAGAATGCCCGAGCAATCTTTTATGAATGGGGAGAAATCTTTACTCATGAAGATCATGAAGGACCAGTAGAAATACTGTGGGTGCCTGACTTTCATCAATTCATCAACTAAACTAATGACTATCCGTTTCACCTACGACATTCAAACTCAACAAAAGGTTTATGCCGTATGTAACACCAATGGTGATTGTAAGTATCTGACTACTTCTATCACTGAAGCAATTAAACTCTGTCAACAAAACTAACATGCTTATCCTACACAAAGAAGATCACGGTGCTGTTTATACGTTAGGTGAGGAGAATGAACTATTCTATGCTCCCATCTATACTGATAACACAATCAATCTGAATGAGTTTACACCAGTAGATCTTGACCGATGTGATGATGAATATGAAGTTCTAGATATTCAAAATGAACTGATTGCTGCTTTATCTAATGTGCGATATTGAGTCTATCTCTCTACTCTCTCACACTCTATTTCTCATGCTCATAAGCATAGATTATCAATTACAGCACAATTACGTTACATTTCATAACTAAATTAAATGTATTAAAAAACATAGTTACGTGTTTTGTGTTGATAGTATGATAGTGTTATATTATGATAGTTATTGTGTGTTTATGCTTCATTAAATGCCTCTGGGTCTTGTTGTCTAAGCGAGCATTATACCATAAGGTCAAAAAATTGTCAAGCACCTCACAGACCCTTATAGGACTGGCACAGGGCATCTTGACAAAAACTGAGAGATATTATAAGACTTTCGTGCCTGTGGAAAAATAGTTTTCCACAAGAGGCAACAGTTTTCTATAGGGCAAGTCGTTAGTTTTCCACAGGCAAAGTTTTCCACAGGTTTATAAGTACTCGTAGTGTTTGCAAGGGTTTATAAGAATTGCCCTGTGGAAAACTATTCAAAACCTGTGGAAAACTATTCGTTATACTCCACAGGGTTCGTTATACACTGAGGAAAACTGTTCGTTATTCATAGCACTTCGTCCTAAGACTTCGTTATACATAAGAGTTCGTTATAGCAGTTCGTCATACAGCACAGCACAGTATAAGCATATGTTCGTTATAGTATGTGAGTGTATGACAATCTAACAGTCCCTCAATTAGGACACCCCCCATACAGTTTGCTATTCTGTTCGTCCTGTGCTATACTATTCGTTGTACACAGTACTGTGTACTAACCTATAACCCCACTATCTTATAACTCATACACACTTCGTCCTTATCACATACCCCCCGTATAGTTTCGTTATTTGAATCAAACAGTGTTACATAAGCACTTATATTGTGCCCTTCGTTATATTGGACACCCCCCATATAGTTTGTTATAACAACACACAGTACTGAATATAAGTATTCGTTATTGTTCGTCTATTATAATCAAACAGCACTGTTTGACAGTTATATTTTGTATTGTTGTATTCTTATACCTAACCGATGCCCCCCCTAAAGCTAAAAAGGCAAACTACCCTAACCTACAAACCTTTGAAAGCGTCCGAGGGATTATGAATAAAAATAAAAAAATTTTCCTGAAAATTTTTTGTGCAAAAAGGTTAAATTGCTATATAAAAACAAAAGAGCAAAAATGTGTAAGAGTTATGAAATTTGAATTTGATAATTACGAGAAGGATGTATTATTGGAGACAATTCAACATCGATTAGATACGGATAAGATGTTAATCATCAATGATAGTTTAAGGAAGGATGTGGAGGATTTATTTCAAAAAATAGAAGAAGATGAATACTTATAATATTTCAGTTCGGGGTGTGAATATTATTGAACAAATTGCCCAGGAAGACTTACAGGAGAATTTGAAATTAATCAGAGGACTTGTATGGACAAGTGGGGGAGGAAATGAGGACATCACAGTATCTCTAAATAGCAACGAAGTACCTTGCAATGAATAAATTGTAATGGTATAATATCAAATGTACGGTGAAAAATTTTATGGCTAAAGGATTTACGGTTAAGACAGTAGCACCTAAAGTAACATCAGAGGATGATTTTAATTTAGAGGCAGCAAAAGAAAAGATTCGTGGAAAGTCTGTGGTATTTTGTTTACCGGGACGAGGAGTATCTTATACGTATTTGAAGAACTTTGTACAACTATGTTTTGATTTAGTACAAAGTGGAGCAAGTATACAGATTAGTCAAGATTATTCAAGTATGGTTAATTTTGCGAGATGTAAGGTACTTGGAGCGAATGTATTAAGAGGACCAAAGCAAATTCCATGGGATGGAAAGTTGCAGTATGATTATCAGTTATGGATTGATAGTGATATTGTATTTGATACAGAGAAGTTTTATCGTCTTGTAGCAATGGATAAAGATATTGCTGCTGGATGGTACATGACTGAAGATGGACATACTACATCAGTTGCACATTGGTTAGAGGAAGATGATTTTCGGACTAATGGTGGAGTTATGAATCATGAGAATGGAGAGACGATGAGCAAACGTCGCAAACCATTTACAGTTGATTACACAGGATTTGGATGGGTATTGATTAAGAAGGGAGTATTTGAGAGTTTGGAGTATCCTTGGTTTGCACCAAAGATGCAACAATTTGAAAGTGGTGAAGTACAGGACATGTGTGGCGAGGATGTCTCATTCTGTCTTGATGCAAAGGATGCTGGATTTGAGATTTGGTGTGATCCAAGAATTCGTGTTGGACACGAGAAGATGCGAGTTATTTGAGTTGACTTGAAGTAAAGTGATATGATAGAATGCTTCTATGAGGTTTTTTGAAAGTCTTGTAGAAGCATTTTTGATGTTTTTAGATATTGTAAAAACCCTTTTATAAAACCGTTAAATGGAGAATTAAAGATGGCACAACAAAATCGGAAGGATCTACAAATTGAAAGTACTCCAAAGAATACTCGGCAAGGAGATGGACGTAATACAAAACATAGTGCTACGAGTCGTAATGTAGCACGTAAGAAGTATAGAGGTCAAGGACGATAAATCATTTAATTAAATTATAAATACCCAACCATTACACCTAAAGGTAATGGTTGGGTATTTTTTTATCAAAATTTAAAGAATAAAATAGTATAGATAGAAATAAGGGATAGAAACCCCTTAAAAAGTTCTGATTTTACAATCAGGAGTTACAATGTCTAATTTACCAGTAGATAGAAATTCAAATTATATGAGGCAGATGTGGGGAACTACAAAGTTAGTTACAGATTATGATACAAAACCCACAACAAGAGTGATTCAAGAGTTTATGGATGATCAGGCACCAAAGCATGATCTAAAAAAACAAACTGATCTTCATGAAAAGATTAGAAATGATGAAGATTATGATGATTGGGAGTATGGAACTGAACCAGTTTACGGAAAAAACTGGTAAAAAAGTATTATAGATATATTAAAGTATAAAAAGATGAATGGCGGTAACAATTTCTCGTAGTTTTAAGGACATTAGTTTGTCTTTTGCGAGGCATCCAGTTACGAATGATGTGATTGCACTCAAAAATGAGGACGCAATTAAAAAATCTGTTGTCAATTTAGTCAGAACTCGTCTTGGTGAAAGGTTTTTTAATGATTTGTTGGGAACATCAGTAGAAAATTCAATGTTTGAGTTGCAAAATTCAGGCATAAGTTCATTTCTACAAGAAGAAATTACATCATTGTTGAATAATTTTGAACCTAGAATCAAATTGAGAACTGTTTTTATTGATGAACCCGCAGATACAAATGATTTAAACATCAATATTTCTTATGATATTGTTGGGTTACCATTTCCGACACAAAATATAGAATTCATCTTACAACCAACAAGAGTATAATGTCCTTCAATCAGTTTACAAATTTAGATTTTAACGATTTACGAACCCAGATTAAAGATTATCTGAGAGCAAATCCTAATTTCACTGATTTTGACTTTGAAGGATCCAATTTTTCAGTTTTAATTGATCTTCTTGCTTATAATAGTTACATTACATCATATAATACCAATATGGCTATCAATGAGTCATTCATTGATAGTTCAACATTGAGAGAAAATGTAGTTTCTTTGGCAAGAAACATTGGATATGTACCAAGATCTGTTAAATCTTCAAAAGCAAAGATTAGTTTTAGTGTAGATGTTAGTAATATTAATACAAGATTAGTAAAATTGAATGCTGGCGTAGTTGCTTTGGGGTCAGTTCAAGGTGGAAACTATATTTTTTCAATTCCAGAAGATATTTCCGTTACTCCAGATAGTAATGGGATTGCAACATTTGATAATGTTGAGATTTATGAAGGAACTTTTTTAAGAAAGACGTTTAATGTAGATAATTCGCAAGCAAATGCAAAATATATCTTACCAAATGCAAATATTGACACCTCAACAGTTAGAGTTTCTGTTACTGGCACCACAACAGAAAAATATGAACTCTATACAAATATTTTTACAGTAGAATCAAACTCAAAAATCTTTTTAATTCAAGAAATTGATGATGAAAAGTATCAAATTTTGTTTGGTGATAACATTTTTGGCAAAAATCCAGAAAATGGTGGCACAATTACCGTATCATACATTGTAACGAACGGAATTGATGGTAATGGTGGTGCAAATTTCACGTTTTCTGGTAATTTATCTTATGTGGAGAACGGAATTGACAAACCAGTCACTTCTGGTATATCTCTTCTTACCACTCTACAATCGTCTGAAAACGGAGATAGCATTGAATCTATAGATACGATCAAATATCTTGCTCCAAGGGTCTACGCATCGCAATACAGGGCAGTTACGTCCAATGATTACACAAGTCTAATTCCATTTTTATACTCAAACGTTGATTCGGTGAGCGCATATGGTGGGGAAGAACTTGATCCTCCACAATATGGTAAAGTTTACATTACAATTAAACCAAAAAATGGAGAAATCCTATCGGATGTCACAAAAAATTCAATCAAAAATGATTTAAAGAAGTATACCGTAGCAGGAATTAGACAAGAATTTATTGACTTGAAATATTTGTATGTAGAATATGATTCAACAGTATCATATGATCCAAGTTTTGTATCAAATAAAGAAAATTTATACACAAGAATACAATCAACGATTGATTTGTATTCAAAATCTTCCGATATTAACTCCTTTGGTGGAAGAATTAAATATAGTAAGTTGATTTCATTAATTGATAATGTAGATAAGGGTATAACTTCAAATATTACTCTTTTGAAAATGAGAAGAAACCTTTCTCCTGCATATAATGCACTCGCCAATTATGAATTGTGCTTTGTAAATAAATTTCATGCAGATGTTTATGGATTTAATATTCGTTCAACATCATTTAAAATAAGTGGAGTGGATGGTGATATATATTTGACTGATCTTCCAGATGATTCTACGGGAAAAAAAGGAAAAATTAGATTTTTTACCTTAATTGATGGATCTCCAAATTTTATCAATAATAATGCAGGAACAGTAAACTATGAAAGAGGAGAAATTATATTATATCCTTTAACTATTACATCTACAGCATCTTCTGTTGGAATTGAAGTTGAAGTTGTTCCAGATTCAAATGATATTATCGCAAAAGAAAATCTTTATATTGTCCTAGATACTACAAGTAATAGTTTACTAAATCTTATAGAAGATCCTATATCTTCTGGGTCCAATAAATCTGGAAATTCCTACGTTCCACCTTCTAGTTACACAAGCAATAAAAAGTATACGAGATAAAGATGTTAGAAAACAAAGTTAAAATTTCAAATATTGTTGAGAATCAAATTCCAGAATTTCTGAATGAGGAAAATCCTTTATTTAAAGAATTTTTGAATCAGTATTATATTTCTCAAGAATTTGAATATTCTATTGTAGATTTAGCAGAAAATATCCCTTCATACAAACATATTGATACTTATAGTAATGTTGGATTGTCCACAATTTCTATAAGTTTAACGTCTGATGTATTGGCATTTGATGATACAATTAATGTAAATACAACTATTGGATTTCCTTCAAAATATGGGTTATTAAAGGTTAATAATGAAATTATCACTTATACTGGAATTACAACAAATTCTTTTACTGGTTGTATTCGTGGGTTTAGTGGTATTTCTGAAATTGAAACTGAAGGTAATCCAGAATTTTTAACTTTTAGTTCAACTGATGCAGAAGAGCACTTCTCTGGATCTTTAGTTAGCAATTTAAGTTCTATATTTGTACAAGAATTTTTCAAAAAATATAAATATCAATTTTTACCTGGATTTGAAAATAGATCTTTTGCTCCTGGAGTATCTGTTGAAAATATTTTAACTAGAGCAAAAGATTTTTATAGTTCAAAAGGAACTGATAGTGCTATTAAAATCTTATTTAAAATTTTATTTGGAAAAAATGTTCAAATTATAAAACCATTTGATAATACAATATCTCCATCAGAGGCAGAGTGGATAAGTGTTGATGAGATGATAGTAGAATCTTTAAATGGAAATCCAACGAATCTTAAAAAAACTACCCTATATCAAAATTCTTTTGAATCTCCTACTGCAAGTGGAACAATATCAAATGTGGAAGATGTTTATTTGGGGAATAAAAAATATTATAAAATCAGTTTTCCAAAATCTACTATTAATGGAAATTTTTTAATTAACAATAAGACTAAAGTAATTGGAAATACACCATCTTCCGATATCGTTACTGTAGATTCCACTATTGGATTTAAAGATTCTGGTAATTTTTATTATTTGGATAAAGAAAGTAATGTTTACAACCAAATTGAATACACCTCAAAATCACACAATCAATTTTTTGGTTGCATTGGACTAGAATCACCATTAAATGAAAATACACCTATTATAGATGAAAATTTTGTTTATGGTTATGAAAATAATGATACAAATATAATATGCAAAATGAGGGTTGTTGGTACAATTTCAAATCTTTCTACTGGAGTTGAGAATACAAAATATTTTCTTCCTGGTGATAAAATCAAATTAAAATATATTGGCGAGAAAACTTCATTAGATGATAAAAAGTTTTCTACTTGGTTTTATAATAATATTTCATACGTAGAAACTCAATCTGTAGATGCAGCAACAAAAACAATAATAACAAAATCTCCACATTTTTTGCACAAAGGAGATAATGTAGATATTATAAACAAATTAACAAATTCAACAACAGTAAGTTCTTCTGACGTTTCTAGTGTATTAAATTCTACTCAATTTCAAATTACAACAGGATCTTTAGATAATAATACAGAATATTATGTTAAAAAAAATTTAAATTTTGTTTCCAGTAATTTAAATTTAAATAGTCTTCTTGCAGATATTCAAAATTCATTTATTGATAAAGATGAAAATACTTATATTGCATTTTCTGGTTATCCATCATATAGTGCATTAGAAACAACTAACAGATCAAAAACATTTACTTCAAACTCTGCATCTTCAGGTGTAATTGATATTAGTTCTCATAGATTCATTACTGGAGATAAAATTTATCTAGAAGCATCTTCGGGTATAACTGGCATATCATCTGGTTATTATTATGTAAATAAATTAAATGAAAATTCAATTCAATTATCTTTAAGTAGATTGAACATATATTCAAACAATTTTTTAAATTTTAATGGATCTGGAAATAATACAAATACAATTACATCAGCAGATCTTTATGGAAATAATTTAATAAATCAAGATAACTTTAAAAGAATTTTAAAATTTCCAGAAAATAATACAAACAATTCACCAATATCTGGTCCAATTGGAGTTTCTTTGAATGGAGTGGAATTGCATTCTCCAATCTCAAATGATTCTGTATTTTATGGGCAATTACAAAAAATTAATGTTTTAGAAAATGGATCAAATTATGATGTTGTAAATCCTGCAACTATTTCAATTTTAGATTCATCTGGGTCTGGAGCACAAGCATATCCACATTTATCTGGAAGTATTGAAGAAATAATTTTAGAAAATCCTGGATTTAATTATATTGAGTTGCCAATAGTAAAAATATCAGGAGGTAATGGATCTGGTTGTGTTGCTGAAGCAAAGATGACTTCATATCAACATTATGTGTCTTTTTCCGATTCAAAAGTTAATTTAATTTCAAATTCAATCAATTTGGATGATGATCACAAATTCTTTGATGGAGAAGAAGTAATTTATACTTCTTCGGGTCTTCCAATTGGAATTGGAAGCACAGGTGTTGGGTTTTCAACATCTCGTCTAACAAATAATGCATTTTATTATATTTCAAAAAATGATGAAACTTCATTTTCTATTGCAGCATCAAAAGAAAATGCATTAACAAAAACAAATCTTATAGATTTTATATCTTTTGGAAACCAAACACACACTTTTAAGTCTTCAAAATTTAAAAATATTATTGACAGAATTTCAATTCAAAATCCAGGAAGTTCTTATTCAAATAAAAAAGTAGTAGTTGACTCTATTGCATATCCACCTCTAGATAAAAAAGATATATTTAAAACTTTTGTTGGTATAAACACCTATGATGATTATATTTTTGCAATAAATCATAATTATAAAAATGGTGATTTGTTAACATATTCTACTAATGGCACATCAATATCTGGATTGTCAACTTCAAATTATTATAAAGTCACAATAATAGATGAAAATAAATTTAAATTAAGTTATGCTGGAACTGCTTCAAGCATAAGCAATACAGATTATGACAACAAAATTTATACAAATTTAATTAATATTGGAGTAGGAACACACACATTCAACTACCCACCAATAACTGTAAATATTTTTGGAAATACTGGAATTTCTTCAACTTCAATTCCATCGTATTACACTGCAACAGCATATGCTACTGTAAGTGGACAAGTTGAAAATATATTTTTAAAGACTGGTGGTGTTGGTTATGGTGTTACAAATATCATAAACTTAATAAGAAGACCAGAAGTAACTCTTCAAACTGGAAAAAATGCTTCAATTAAAGCAATTATAAATGATAGTGGAGAAATTTCAGATGTTTATATTATAGACAAAGGATCTGAATATACAACTCCACCAATTTTAGAAGTAATTGGTTCTGGAAATTATGCAAAATTAAACGCAAATATTTCCAATGGTCAAATAACATCAATTAATATTATAAGTGGAGGAAAGGGGTACTCCAAAAATAATACTACGATAATAGCAACACCTCGTGGATTTGGTGCAATTTTTAATGCTGAAATTCAAAAATGGTCAATAAATGCAGTAGAAAAATATAAAAATATTTTAGAAACAGAACAATTTAAAGGGACTTTGCAAATTGCATCTGAAGCAAGATTTAAAGAAAATAAATTAGGTTCATATTATGCATCAAAAGAAATTCGTAAAATTTTAAATGACAATTTAGACGAAAATACATTTGAAGAATTGGATGAACTTAATTCACATTCTCCGATTATAGGTTGGGCATATGACGGAAACCCAATTTATGGTCCATATGGAAATGCAAAGAGCATTGCAGATTCTTCTGGGACTGGTGGATTGAAAAGGATTGTTTCGGGATATACATTAGATCCAATTAATGATAATACATTAAGACCATCATATCCAGATGGATATTTTGTTGAAGATTATAATTTTAATGATAGTGGAGATCTCGATGAGCACAATGGAAGATTTATTGTTAATTCTGATTTTCCAAATGGAACCTATGCTTATTTTTCAACTTTAGATGTAGATAAAAAACCAGCATTTCCATATATAACTTTCATCCATCATAATGCAACAGATTTGTTTAATTATGATGTATTAAAAACTCAATCAGATTCATATTTAAACACAGGAGATTATAAAAGAAATATTATACCACAGGGAATATCAGAAAAATATAAAAAATATCCTTTCTTTGATGATAATTTTAATTCTAACGTTGATTTAGAAGTAATTCTTACAAAGAAATCTGGTATTTCTGCAATTAATGTCAAAGATGGTGGTTCCAATTACAAAGTTGGAGATGATGTAATATTTTTGAATTCTCCTAATGTTAATTCTAGTGTAAAAGAAGTTTTAGGAAAAAATATTGTATCAATTGCATCTTCAGAAATTGTAAATGAAAATCTTGTTTTTTCATTTTTAGATAAAAAAGTTACTGCATTCAGCACAGTTCCTCATAATTTTGTAGATGGAGACATTATTGAAATTTCTGGAATTTCATCAGCATTATACAAATCTACAGAAGGTTTAAAGACGATTAATGTTTCATCAATAGTTGCATCATTATCTGTTTCAATTGGAAGCACAAACACTACTGGAATTACTACATTTATTTCAATTTCAGATCCAACTTCAAATGGTAATTTTACACCAAACAATATTATACAGATTGAATCTGAACAATTATTAATTTTAAATCTTGACAATTATAATAACAGATATAGAGTCCAAAGAGCATATAATAATACAGTTGGATCATCTCACACAGCAACGAGTATAGTTCGATTATTGCCAAAATCATTTACATTTAATAATAATTCATCAATACCAACAAATACTCAAACAAATTATTCATATTATTTTAATCCAAATACTTCTGTTGGAATTGGAAACAGTTATACCAATGTTATTGTAGAAACTCCTGGAAGCAATAATATTACAAAATCTATTCCACCAAGATCAATATATCTTCCGAATCATAAATTTAATACTGGAGATTTAATATCTTATACTTCCATAGGTTCAACAATAGTTGCATCAAAAAATAGTTCGTTAACGCCAACATTTAAATTAAATGATTTTCAAAATTTGTATTGCGTCAAAATCAGTGACGAGTATATTGGTGTATCAACAGAAAAAGTTGGATTTACAACTTCTTATGTTTATTTTGTTTCATATACAGGAACAAATCATAATTTTGAATCCACCAAAAATCAAGTAACAGGGAATTCCAAAAAAGTAAATGTTACAGTAACTGTTGACGAATCAATTGATTTGATGGCAGGCGATAATATAAATTTAAATATATTACCAAAATCAAATCAATCTTTTAATTTTAAATTTAATAACGTTATAAAAAAATTAGTTGTCAATCCCGTTTCATTTGCATCGACAGCAGTTGGTGTTGGAACTGCAAATTCTACAATAACAATTAATAACCATAACTATAAAACTGGAGATGTGGTAGTGTACACTGCAGCAAATCCAATTACACCTCTTACAAATAATGAAATTTATTATGTCATAAAGACATCAAATTCTTCCATTAAACTAGCATCAAACTCATACAATGCTTCTAAATTGGATTATGAATACATTGGAATTTCTTCGTATGGATCGGGAACTCACAATTTATCACTAATCAATCCAAAGTTGACTTTTTATAAAGGAAATAATGTTTCTATAGCAGTATCAGATACTAGTTTGTCTGGATATGATATTAAATTTTATTACGACAATCAGTTCAAATCAGAGTACAATTCAACTTTAATAAGAAAATATGGAACAGTTGGAGATTCAAATCCTTCATCAAGAATAAATGTTTCCATTGATGATTCGATTGAAAATCAATTCTTTTATAGAATTGAAGGAAAAGATATAAAGTTTACTGATACTTATCCATCATCAACAAATACTGATGTTGAAAATTATTCATTAATAGAAGTAAAACAATCAATATACAATGGATCTCATATTATTTCTGGAGTTGGAACAACTTCATTTGATTTTACTTTAGTTGGAACAGCAGAGACAACATCATATGTTTCATCTGGTTTTTCAACTGCGTATTACTCTACAGATTCTCAAAATACAAAAGGAAAAATATTTTCAATAAAAACAATTAATTTTGGATTAAATTTACAAAAAATACCTCAAATATCTTCTATACGATCAATCGAAGGAACTGATGGAGTTCTTTCAATTGAATCTAATGATATTGGAAATATCAAAGACGTTAGAGTTTCAAATCAAGGTCTTGAGTTTTCGAATAATAAAACATTAACACCAAAAGCAGACGCATATACTATTTTAAAATTAAAAAATGTATATAAATTAAAAACAATTGGAATTTCTACTGGTGGTAAAAATTATACTTCTGCACCAAATGTTATTGCTGTTGGAAACTCATCAATTTTGACAAAAACTTCAATACAAGGAAGTTCTGTATCAAAAATAGAAATTATTTCGAATGATAGTGGATTATCAAATAATATTAGAATTTTGCCAACCAATAATTCAAATGGAGTTGGTATTATTAATGCCACATCGAATTTTAAAATCAATACTTTATATCTAAAAGCACCACTTTTGGGATTCGCAGAATTTCCATTTAATATGGGCGATAAAATTTTTGTAGAAAATGTATTAATAACTGATTCATCCGATGGATATAATTCCAGTGATTATAATTACAAATATTTTACCATCACTGGAATTAATACAATTCCTGGATCAGAACATATTAGATATTCAATTTCTGGTCTTGGTACTAATGGTGGAATATTTGATTTAACAAAAACTTTTGGAAGAGTCATAAAAGTAAATGATTTAGCTTCTTTTGATGTAGAAGTTGAAAAAATTAATTTCCTAGAAGGAGAAAAAATAACTCAATTGAGCGACAATACAACCGCATATGTTTCTAAAAACGGTTGGGACCCAGAAGCACAAACTTTAAAGGTTATTAATATTGATGGAAAATTTAATGAGGACGATCAAATAAAAGGATCAATAGGAAATTACAAATCAAGTATTGATTCTACATATTCATTTGATTTTTATTTAAATGTCAATTCAACTGTCAAAAAAGATAAAGATTGGAATACAGATAAAGGAAAATTAAATTTTGATAATCAAAGAATTCAAGATAGTGATTATTATCAAAGATTTTCATATTCTATAAAAGGAGAAGTTGCATATGATGTATGGAAACAATCAGTCAACAGTTTAACTCATGTATCTGGATTTAAAAACTTTTCTAATTTTGAAATATTAAATGGTATTGGAAAAACATCTTCTATAAAATCATCCGATTCACAAATTGACTTAAATGTTGAAATACCAAGTTCAGCTTCAGTTAATGATAGATTGTTTTATGACCTTGCTTCTGAAGATACTGACAACCAATCATTATCAAAAATAATTAAATTTGATTCTAAAGTTATTACAGACTACAATGAATCGAAAACAAATAAAGTTTTAGAAATTGATGATATTAGTTCACAATTTACAGGAATAACAACTACTCTTGGTGGTCAAATTGTTGGTCTGACTTCATTTAGTTTGTATAATAATGGAAATAAATTATTATACAAAAATTTCAATTCTTCTGGAATAACAACATCTTTATCACTAATAACAATTACTGATCACGAATTTAATACTGGTGAGATATTGAAATATTCTTCAAATGGAGGAACACCAATTGGAATTGTAACAACAACAGTAGTTGGTGTTGGAACGACGACCATATTACCATCTAATGTGTATGCTATTAAAATATCTAAAGATACAATCAAACTAGCAATAGGATCATCTCAAGCATCTTCTGGAATAGCAATAACATTTACTTCTTCTGGTATTGGAACACAACATAGTCTTTCTGTTGAATCTGAATTGGCTACAAGTAGATGTTTAATTACTGTTGATAATATAATTCAAAGCCCATTGTCCAGAAAAGATATATCAGTAGGATTATCCACTCAAGTCGGTTTGACCACAACATTAATTTATTTAAATAATATTTCAAAAATTCAAGGAAAATCATTACTAAAAATAGAGAATGAAATTATTAAAGTCAATTTAGTTGGTGTTGGATCAACCAATTCTCTCAATGTTGTTAGAAGTTATATGGGTTCTGTTGCATCAGCACATACTGTTGGTGCAGCAGTAACAGTATTGTCTGGAGATTATACAATAAAAGATGGTAAAATTTATTTTTCAGATGCTCCTTATGGTCCAACAGGAATTGGATCATTAACATCAAAATCAACTTTTGCTGGAAGAGTATTTTATCGTTTGAATTACAATAAAAATTATATTATTGATGATATTTCAGAATCTTTTAATAGTATACAAAATAAATTTGATTTAAAAACAAATAAACAAACATTGTCTGGAATAAACACTAGTTATGGAATTATTTTAATCGATAATATTTTCCAAAGACCATTTTATGGTGATGTTGGATCTATTTTGAAATCCGATTATCAAATTGTAGGCACTGGACAAACAATTAGTTTTACTGGATCTAATTATGAAGATTTGCCTAGAGGTGGAGTAATTAATGAGTTCGATATAACAAATGGGAGTGGGTATCAATCACCATATAGAGCATCTGCGTATGTAACTGTTTCTGTTGGTGGAACAATTCAATCAATAGGATTATCAACTGGAGGATCTGGTTATACTGCCGCACCTAGAGTTTCTATTGCAGATACACTTGGGATTGGAATTGGAGTATCAATTGTTTCATCAATAACAAATGGGATTGTAACTTCATTCACAATAGTAAATCCAGGAAGTGGATATACAACTTCCAGTCCACCTATAGTTACTATAGATGAACCATATCCATACAAAAATCTATCATTAATTGGTGGTAATGGAACTGGAGCAAAAATGAATGTAGTAGTTGGTACTGGAGGAAGTATAATTTCATTCGACCTACAGGATCGTGGATATGGATACAATGTCGGTGATATATTGACTCTTTCTGGAATACCATTTAGAACTGGAATTGGAACTTCTGCATTTAAAATTACAGTAAAAAATAAATATCAAAGTAAATTTTCTGGTTGGACTTTTGGGCAATTATTAGAACTTGATGATTTTAGCAATTTATTCAATGGATCCAGAAGATCATTTTTACTAACAAGAACTATAGTCAATAAAGAATATTATAGTATAAATGCACAAGAAGATTCTGGAATTATTTTGAAAAATAATTTACTTGTTTTCCTAAATGATGTATTACAAAAACCAGAAACAGATTACATTTTTAATGGCGGAACTAGAATTACGTTCCAAGAAGCACCAAAATATGGAAGTAAATTAAAAATTTATTTTTATGCTGGATCTTCAGAAGATTATAAGATTATTGATGTAAATCAATCAGTAAAATCAGGAGATAGATTAAGATTACAGAAACAAAGCAACGTTCCATCTCAAGATGAAAGAATCATTTATGAATTAATTGCTTCAGATACTGTAGAAACACAAACTTATGGTGGTATAGGAATAGTAACAAATTCTACATTCTTGAGACCAGTATCTTGGTCAAAACAATCTTCTGATCTTATTATTGATGGAATTAAAATATCAAAACAAAGAGATTATCTCGAACCACAAATATTTCCAAGTACAAATATTATTGCGTCAGTTGCATCCACTAATTCCAAAATTTACGTAAAAAATATATATCCATTATTTAATACATTGGACGATTTATCACAGACTTTAAATGATATTATAATCGTTGGTTTGGGAACTACTGCAGTGACTGAAAAAATAAAAAAAGTTACATATTCGGGGGATTGTGGAATTATCGTTGGAATTGCGACAAGTGCTACTGGAATAAGTACATCATCTCCTATGGTTATTTTTGATATAAAACCAGATCCAAATATTCCCGGAAGTGTAATTAGACCAGGAATTTCAACAGGTGATTATTTTGTTATTGAAAATACAATAATTGGATATGGAGTTACTTCTATAACAAATAATTCATCTTCAGTTGTTTCTGTCGGAAATAGTTTCATCGATAATGTTTATTATGCAAGTAATATTGTTTCCGTGGGATCAAGCACTCTTCGCGTATATTCAAATGTAACATCTATTTCTGGAATAAACACATCAACATTACCTAAACTAAATTCTTACGGAACTTATACTTGGGGTTTAATTAATGTATCTAGAAATTCAAATTCCAAATCATTTCAATTTTATAATCAAAATGGGACTGCTGGAATTGAAACGTCAGCACACGTTTCTAGAATATTGCAATTGAGATTAAAATACTAATTGCAGTATAAATAGTCAAAAAGATACAAAATGCCCGCTATAATTACTGATCAATTCAGAATATTAAACACTGAAACTTTTGTTAAAAGTTTTACTGGGATTGGTACTACAACAAATTATTATTATAGTTTTTTGGCTCATCCAAATCCTACAAATACAAGTATTGAAAATTATGGCGATTCTGGTTGGCAAGCAGATCCACCAGAACCAAAAGATTCATTTAGGGATGAGAATTCATACTTTGATAGTATGTTATTTTTGAAAAGAATAACATCCAATGATGTTACTAGAATTATTCCTAGAGTGAATTGGGAATCTGGCGTAAGTTATGATATGTATAGAAATAATTATAGTATAAACAATCCTGCTCCACAAACTGACGCAAAAACTTTATATGAATCTAAATTTTATGTTATAAACTCCGAATATAAAGTATATATTTGCTTAAATAATGGATCAAATCCAGAATATCCAAAAGGACAAAAATCATTATATGAACCAAATTTTGTAGATATAAATCCACAACAAGCGGGAGATGATGGATACTTATGGAAGTATCTTTATACAATTTCACCATCAGACATTTTAAAATTTACAACTGAAAATTATATTCCTGTCCCAAAAACTTGGGGTGATACAACAACAGAATCTATCAAAAATTCTGCAGTAAATGGAAAAATACAAACTGCAATTATAAAAAATAGAGGATTGGGATATACTCTTGCTGGTGGTGGTGGTTCGACTGGAACTATTTCGGATATTCCAATATTAGGAGATGGGTCTGGAGGAACAGTATCAATAACAATTAATGGTGGACAAATTGATACAGTACAAGTTACAAATGGTGGTTCTAACTACACTAGAGGATTTATAAATTTTGGTGTTGGTTCGGGAGGAAATCCAGAGGTTACAGGAGGTTCTGGGGGTTCTTTGGAAGTAATTATTCCTCCAATTGGTGGTCATGGATTTGATATCTACAAAGAACTTGGATCATATAGAATTATGTTATATTCAAAATATGATTCAGACCCAGATTATGTTATTGGAAATAATTTTTCAAGAATTGGAATAATTAAAAATCCAGTTGTTTATGGTAGTCAAGTAGAACCAATAAATACTTCCACAGCAACAAATCTTGGTGCATTGAAATTAAAACCAGTGGGAGCTGGTAATACGTCGGATACATCATATCCAATAAATGCATTAATAACACAATCTGTTGGAGTTGGATCTACTGCAGTTGGATATGTTGCTTCTTGGGATAGTAATACTGGTATTTTAAAATATTATCAACCAGTTGGTCTCTCAACATTGTCTACATATGGTTATAAGTTAAATTCATTTGTTGGTTCTGGAACAACAATAAATTGTTCCACAGTCAGTGGAACTCCACTAATTGTAGATACATCATTTGGAGGTGATAATATTCAAGTTGGTGGAAAGGTGATTCAACTCGGACAAACTTTTTCATCTGGAATCTCAAATCCAGATATAAAAAAATATTATGGTGAAATTATTTACATTGACAACAGAGCTCCAATCACGAGATCTGCTTCACAAAAAGAAGAATTAAAAATTGTAGTAGAATTCTAAAGAAATGGCACAAAACACTAATTTAAATGTCTCTCCATATTTTGATGATTTTGATGAGAATAAAAACTATAAGAAAGTTTTATTCAAACCTGGATTTCCAATTCAATCCAGAGAATTAAACACTCTACAATCAATTCTTCAAAATCAAACTGAAAAATTTGGTCAATATTTTTTCAAAGAGGGATCAGTTGTTATTCCTGGATCAACTTTTTATGATGATAGATATTTTGCTGTCAGAATAGATCCATATTTTTTAAATATACCAGTAAAAGCATATACAAATATATTAGCATCTCAAGAGATTGAAATTAAAGGAGAGACTTCTGGTGTAACCGCAACCGTTGTTAATAAAATTACAGATACAGAATCTATAGATGGATTTGATACTCTTTACGTAAAGTACAAATCTGCTGGAATAGACCCAAATATAAAGACTTTTATTGATGGTGAAAATCTAATTACACTTTCAGATATTGATTATTCTCTAACTAAAATTTCAGCAAATAGTTCATTTGCAAAATGTATAATTTCAAATTCAACTAAAATTGGATCTTCTGCTTCAATTAATGAAGGAGTTTATTTCATAAGAGGATATTTTGTAAAAGTACAAAAAGAAACAATAATTTTAGACCAATATAGCAATGCACCTAGTTATAGAATTGGTTTATTGATCAATGAAGAAATTATTTCAGCATCAAGTGAAAATCCAGATCTTTTTGACAATGCTCAAGGATTTCCAAACGAATCAGCACCAGGTGCTGATAGATTCAAGATTAGTGTAAGTTTATACAAGAAAGAATTAACTGATTTAAATGATCAAAATTTTATAGAATTAATTCGTGTAGATCAAGGCACATTACAAAAATTTGTTAATAAAACAGAATTAAATATTTTCAAAGAAGAATTAGCAAGAAGAACATTTGAAGAATCTGGAGATTATTATATTTCCCCATTCGCTATTGATGTAAGAGAATCTTTGAATGATAGAATTTCAAATAGAGGTGTGTATTATGAAAATCAATTAACACAGAATGGAAATACCCCATCTGATGATATTTTTGTTTTACAAGTTTCTCCAGGAAAAGCATACATTAGAGGATACGACATTGATAAATTATCTACATCATCCATAGATTCAGTAAAACCAAGAACTATAAAATCAAAACAGAATGTAAGTTTACCAATAAAAATTGGTAACTTGGTGAAAACAAATAATGTTTATGGTTCTCCAAAAATTGGATTTTCCACGACATATACAGTAAGTTTATTGAATCAAAGATTGAATGGAAATCGCACAATTGGATCCGCAACAACTATTGGTCTTGCTAGAGTATATGACTTCAATCAAAGATCTGTTTCTGGACTTTCAACTGCTCAATATGATTTAAGACTTTTTGATATTCAAACATATACTTCAGTTACGATAGGACTTGGAATCACTGCATCAGCAGATTCACACATCAAAGGTCAATATAGTGGTGCAACTGGATTTTTAAAAAATTCAATTTCAAATGGAACAACTTTAACCATATATGACACCAAAGGAAATTTTACAATTAATGAACCAATTATAGTTAATGGGATTAACGCAGGTAGAAATTTAACATCAGTAATAGATTATAATTTTACCGATGTCAAATCAGTGTATGGAATAGTTGGAGTATCAACTTTTGCTTCTGATTTTGTTTTGGATCAAAAAGCAAAAGTTTTTACAGAGACAAGTCAATTTACAATTACTTCAGGAACAATAGGAGTCAGTACAGTAACAAGCCCAAGTGTTTCTGATTTTAGATCACTAGTAAAAGTTGGAGATATTGTACAATATTCTAGACCAGGATTCAGTACAATTACATACAATAGAGTATCAAATGTTTCCGCAACCAATCTAACAGTTGTTGGTGTATCTACAGTTATTGGAGTTTGTGAAGGTGGTCTTGTTGGATCTGATCTAACTGTTGTTAATTTTGATGTTGCAATTCCATCATTAGAGAATGCATCCAATCCTGGATATACAATTGATATACAAAATAGATATGTTTCTTCAATTAATTTATTAGATTCTACATATATTGCAAGAAAGCAAATTTCAAAAAATATTACAGGATCTACATATACTTTCTATCTGAGTGATCTCGGAGATAATAATATTTATTTTGAACCATTTAAAGAAGATAATTATATTTTAACTTGGGAAACAGGACAAAAAGAAGTTTTAACTAACGCACAAGTATCGTTTAGTGGAAATTTAAGAGAATTAACTATTTCTAGTCTTTCTAGGACTGGAAATGCAACTTTATCTTGCACAGTAAAAAGAATATCACTTTCATCTAAAGAAAAAACATTAGTTAGATGTAATGAATTAATAGTAAATAGATCAAAATATGGTGGATCTGGAATTGGATCAACTACTTTTAATGATGGTCTTACATATAGTTCAATATATGGAACTAGAGTGCAAGATGATGAAATTTCATTAAATTACCCAGATATCTATAGAATTTTAGGTGTTTTTGAATCCAATAATAGCAGCAATCCAGCCTTACCATCATTAACAGTTTCGTCACAATCTGATAGTTTTGCAAATAATGTAAAAACTGGAGAACAACTTATTGGAAATTCTTCTGGAGCACTTGCTCGGGTTGTATATATTGATGGATCAAATCAAATAAGATTTGTATATGAAAATGAAAAAACTTTTGAAATTGGAGAAACAATAACATTTAAAACTTCTTCAATTATTGCAACTATTAGTATTTTGATAGTTGGAGATAGAAATATTGTCAGAAATTATGAATTTGATGATGGGTATAGATTAGAATATGCAGATTATGGAAGAATTATAAGAGCATCTGGAAATTCAGAACCAACTAAAAAATTAAGTATTATTTTTGATTATTATCAGAATAATGAATCATCAGGAACAGTTGAGTCTGTAAATAGTTACAATTCATTAAATTATTCTAAAGAAATACCCTCAGTATTGGGTGTGCGAGCATCTGACTACATTGATTTAAGACCAAAAGTTTCACCATACTCTACATCCAGTACATTATCACCATTTTCATTCTCAAGTAGAAATTTTTCAGGATCTTCTTCCGAAAGTATTGTTTCCAATGAAACAATTGTAGTTGATTATTCATATTATCTTGGAAGATTGGATAGATTGTATCTAACTAAAGATGGATTGTTTGAAATAAAAAAAGGAGAACCATCCGAAAATCCAAAACTTCCTGTTCCAAATAATGAAGGATTTGAAGTTGCAACAATTTCAATGAATCCTTACGTAATTAATGCTACCAATGATTGTTCAATAAAAACTATACCTCATAAGAGGTATACTATGAATGATATTGGAAATCTTGAAACCAGAATTAAAACATTAGAAGATTATACAACTCTTTCTTTACTTGAAACTGATACAAAAAATCTTTCAATTAAAGATCCAAATACTGGACTTGATAAATTTAAATCAGGATTTTTTGTAGATACTTTCAGAAATCATGAATCTCACAATTTGACGGGTGATTCTAAATTTGACATTGATATAGAAAATGGAGAATGCAGACCAAGATCAACAGAAAGAAATGTTTCTTTGATTTTTGAAACAAAATCATCTTTAGCAAATCCAACAAATTCTGATTATCGTTGGATTGAAGATTTTGAATCAGACAACATTACAAGAAATGGTGTAGGATTAACTTTAAAATACACTGAAGTTCCATTCATTATTCAAAATCTTGCAAGTAGAACTGAAAATATAAATCCTTTCCATATAGCATTATATGCTGGAGCAATTGAACTCACTCCAATATCAGATTTCTGGATTGAAGAAGTTATGCTAGAAACTCCAGATGTAATAAAAATTGATTCTGCTTTTGGCGCTGTTGCGGAATTGCTTGGAGTAGAAAATAGAGAAAATGGCGGAATGTCGGCAAGTTATTGGAATTCCCACGAAACAACTTGGACTGGAAGAGAATTAATTAGAGAAGAATTGATTGGCAGTAATGTGATTAGTTCTTTTAATAATACTGTTGAACAAGGTGCATGGGGACAAGGTAGAAGAGATGTAACTACTACTACTACTACATTATCTAATGATTTTATACAAACAATCAAACAAACAGGAGTAGACAAAACTTTTGGTTTGAAATTAACTGCAGGTGAAGAGAAAATAAGTCTTGGTAATAGAGTTGTTGGGGTTGATGTTTTATATAATTGCCGCTCTAGAAACATCGAAGTAGTTGGAAATAAATTAAAACCAAATACAAGATATTATGTTTTCTTTGAAAATACAGATGTGACGGAATATTGCACTCCAAAACTTTTGCCAATCACAATGACAAGAGGATCATTTAAAACTTCTGATATTGTAAGAACTTCGGTGGCAACACAATCAGTTGGAAATCCTAAAATTAAATTTAGAGTTGCACAACTCAATCACAAATTTGGTGATTTCAAAACACCAACTGTAACTTATAGTACAGATCCATATACATTATCCCCTTTGGGATCATCATACTCAAGCACTAGTGCGCTTGTGAACCTTGATACTGGTGATTTGGCACTTCTAGTTGATCCATCACGTTCTGGGTGGGTTAGAAAAGGTTCTGTGATAGCAAATGAATCTGGAACTGCCGAAGCTGTTGTTAATGAATTGAGTTTAAAGAGTGATGAGAAAGGAACTCTTATTTTCTCATTGTTCATCCCAGATCCAAAAATTGCAAGTAATCCTAAATTTACAACTGGAAAAAATACAATTAGAATTACAACAAGTCCAACAAATGCAAATAATTTAGATCCAGGAGAAAGTTCTGCACAAACAACTTATTTTGCTACTGGTTATGCACAAAATACCCAAGAGCAAACACTTTCAATCAAAACTCCAGAAATTGAAAGAAAACAAATTGGTTCTGATCAACCAATCACACAAATAACACAAAATCTTGATGAAAATAGAATTGAAACCAGAACAAATGTTTCTGATACTGGTTGGTATGATCCTCTTGCTCAATCTTTCTTAATTGAAAGAGACAAATATCAAGATGGAGTATTTGTTACTGGTGGAGAAGTTTACTTTAAAACAAAAGATGAAGTTTCTCCGGTGACAATCCAAATTAGAACTATGAAAGATGGTTCTCCAACTGGAGTAATCGTTCCCTTTGGAGAAACTCAAGTTGATCCAAAAGACATTCCACTTTCTGTGGATGGAAGTACTCCAACTACATTTAAGTTTTCAACCCCAGTCTATCTGCAATCTGGATATGAATATGCCCTTGTTTTGGTATCACCTACTAGCAAATACTTAACATTTACATCTAGAGTTGGCGAAGAAGATTTAATTCTTGGAGCAATAAACAACAAGCAACCATATATGGGTTCATTATTTAAATCACAAAATGGATCTACTTGGGATCCAAGCCAATTTGAAGATTTGAAGTTCAAACTCTTTAAGGCAAAGTTCGTAACAAATACTCCATCTAGTTTCATATTCTACAATTCTGATCTTCCAAAAGGTAAAATTCTAAAAGAAAACCCAGTAACTTCATATTCTAAGAGACAATATGTTTCAATTGCAAATACAACTATTGCATTTTCTCAAGGAAATAGTTTAACTCAAACATCATCTTATGGTAATATTTTTGATTATGGTGGTCCAGTCGGATTGGGAACAACTTCTTTAGTTGTATCTTCTACTGGAATTGGATTAACTAATGGAACTTTTACTGGAATTGGATTCAGTGCAATAACTGGTTATGGAAGTTCTTGTGTTGCAACAGTAACTATTCTTAGTGGTTCTGTAACTAATTTTAATATAACAAATGGGGGATCTGGATATAGAGTTGGTGATTTAATTTTAGCAAATCAATTAGGAAATACCGGAACTGGAGTAAGAGCAACAGTTGGAATTGTTTCTACTACAAATCTATTGGTTATTGATGATGTAAATGGATCATTCAATACATCAAATTCTTTGACCTATTATAATTCTACTGGTTCATCGTCTGGACTTGCTGCTCCAACTTCTGTTAATGATGATCCAATCAGAGATGGATATACATTATTATTTGATCATAGAAATCATGGAATGCATTCAAGTTCAAATAAATTAGAAGTAATTAATTTCAATAGTGATATATCTCCAACAATTCTTTCTTCATCAATTTCAGATACATCAACAACAATAACTGTAAATAATTCTTCAATCTTAACTTCGTTTGAAGGTTCTGCTATAGGTGTTGCTAATACTGGTTATTTGTTGATTGATAATGAAATAATTTCTTATAATTCCATTGCAGGAAATGATATTACAATCACTGGAAGAGCAATTGACAATAGTCTGAAGACAACTCACGCAGCAAATTCATTGGTATATACTTATCAATTTAACTCTGTTTCATTAAGAAAAATCAACAACACACACAATATTGATCCAAGAGAAAAAACATTTGATAGTTATTATTTAAAATTAACAGATACATCAAAATCATTTAAAACAACCAAATCTGGTGGTGGAAAAAATCTTGAAGTTTCTCAAAATATCCCATTTGAAGTTATTTCTCCAAGAGTAAATGCAATCACTCCTTCGGGAACAAATATTACAACAAGAATCAAAACGACTTCAGGGACGAGTATCAGTGGAAATGAGGCATCATTTACAGATCAAGGATATGAAAATGTTTCTTTAAATAAATTAAATTATCTCAATAGTCCAAGAATTGTGGCATCAAAAGTAAATGAATATAATTTACTTTCAAATCAAAAGTCATTTGCACTTGAAATGACTTTATCTACAACAAAAGAAGACGTATCACCATTTATTGATTTGAACACTGCAAATATCATCACAATTAGCAATTTGGTTGATGATAAAGTTGATGATTTTGAGACGGATAGTAGATGTAAAATTCCAGGAAATGATCCAAATTCTGGAATATATGAAACTAAAAAAATAGCTTTAGAGTTCCCATCAAACTCACTTTATGTTCAATTTGATGGACATAAATTTGCGGGAGCAGATATTAGAGTTATGTATAAACTTTATAGAAATGATAATTCAGATTTTCAACAAATTTATACTCCATTTAATACTAATGGGTTGCCAGATAAAGTAGTAAATCCAAATAATAATTTTAATCAATTTAGTGAATATAAATTTACTGCTGAAAATCTACCACAATTTAATGGATTTATGATTAAAGTCATTATGACTTCCAATGATCAATCAAAACCACCTAAAATTAAAAACTTTAGGTCAATTGCACTTCGTTCATATGCAGCAGAATGAATAATTATTTAATAGTAGAAACTGATAGGAATTTAATTAGAGATTTAAATTCTAATGCAATTGTCAATAAAAACAAAAGTGAATATGATCAATTTTTAAAAATATCAGAACAAAAATACAAAGAAAAAAAAGAATTTGAAAATTTAAAAGATGAAGTCAAGTCAATAAAAAATGATTTAAGTGAAATTAAATCACTATTGACTTTTATTGTGAATAAATGATTTATAAATAACTTAAGAAAGATCCTATCTGAATGTAATAATGACTGTATATGTCAGCAACATAGTTATTAACGCTGGAAGTGACTTTTCCCAAACTTTCAATCTTGAGACTGATGCAAATTCACCGTTGAATTTGACTGGATATACTGGTTCTGCTTTGATGAAAAAACATCCAGCATCATTGGGAACTACTGCATCATTTGTAGTTTCATTTCCTGATAGAATATTTGGACAAGTAGTATTGTCTTTGGGATCATCTATTACTTCAAATTTGAAACCTGGAAGATATTGCTATGATGTATTATTGAATAGTAATGTCAACGTTAAAAGCAGAGTTGTTGAAGGAAGTGCTATTGTCACTGCCGGAATTACTACTTAACAAAAATGGCAGACATCAAAGTAAGAGTTGGATCGCAAAATGCAATAAAAGTCATTTCATCAATATCTGGAAAATCTGAAGGACGATTTCCTGGAGATTTGACAGTAGAAGGAAATACATTTTTAGGTAATGGTGCTAATGATTTAGTATCTGTTATTGGAATTACTACATTTGTTGGAAATATTACTCAAACAGGAACATTTACAAATCGTGGTGGAGCGATAATTGATGCAATTGGAATTTCTTCAAATGTAATTTCAACAAAATCTGGCACTGGAAATATACTTTATATTGACCCATATCCAGATGGTTTAGACAATCAAGGAAAAGTTGTTATTAAAGGTGACTTGCAAGTAGATGGAACCACAACTATAGTCAATTCAAGCACAGTAAGTGCAAATGAAGTTATTTTTAATCTTGGTGATATTACAAGCATTAGAACTATTGTTGCTTCAGTTTCTTCTGGTGTAAGTACAATTTCATTAGATTCAGTTGTGGGTATCAACACTGGTGATATCGTTTCTGGTCCAAATGGTCTTCCAACTACATCTGCAGGCAGAACAGTTACTGCATACAACCCAACATCAAAAGTTATTACTATACAGGGATCTACAACTGCGGGTATTTCTACTACAACACAACTGACAGTACAGCATTATTATGACACAAATACAGATAGAGGTATTTCATTCGAATACAATACATCATCTGGAGTTGCAAATTATAAAAAAGGATTTTTTGGTTTTAAAGATAACAATAGTTATTTTACTTTTATTCCAGATGCTACATTCACAAATAACGTAGTAACTGGAACTAAAGGAACATTAGATATTGGTGCAATTTTACTTAACTTTACTACTTCTGGAATTAGTACTAGAGGATCATCTTATTTTGATTCCACTGGTAAATTGACTAGCACAAATTCACCAGAAATTGGATACGCAAGCACATCTAATTATGTTTTAACAACAAATGCTTCAAATGTTCCTGTTTGGACTGATACATTAGACGGAGGAAGTTTCTGATATGAATAATGAAGTTGATGTGAATATTTTAGTTAATGTCTATAATCAAAAAATATCATCATTAACAAATCAAAATATTTTATTGGAAGCAAAGATACAATCAAATTTAAAAGATTATGAGGAAGAAAAAAACACTCTTCTTATGGCAAATCTTGAATTACAGAAAAAATATGATGAATTGAATAGATCAAAACAAAAAAACCAAAAAGATCAAGATAAATACGAAGAGGCGGAAATTTAAAAAATGTCGCAACCATCATCTCGCCAAGGATTAATTGACTATTGCTTGAGAAAGCTTGGATATCCAGTATTAGAAATTAATGTTGATGACGATCAAATAGATGATTTGGTTGATGATGCCATTCAATATTACAATGAAAGACACTATGATGGTATTGAAAGAGTTTATTTAAAACACAAATTAGATAAAGATCAAGTAAATACAATAAGAACAGGAGTTACTACTTCAACTGCGTCATCAAATGTTGGGGTCACTACAGTATCATATACAGAAACAAATAATTTTTTACAACTTCCAGATTATGTCATTGGAGTCAACAACGTATTTAAAGTTGATTCTAGTACCATATCTAGTGGTTTATTTAATCTTAAATATCAAATATTTTTAAATGATCTGTATTATTATGGGGCATTAGATCTTTTAAATTTTGCAATGACAAAAACTTATTTGGAGGATTTAAGTAGACTTTTAACACCAGACGTTCAAATAAGATTTAATAAAAAAAATCATAGGTTATATTTGGATATTGATTGGTCACAAATGAGTGATACAAATTATTTAATATTTGATTGCTACAGAATGATAAATCCGTCAGATACGCCAAAAGTATATAATGATTTGTGGTTAAAAAAATATTTGACATCTTTAATTAAAAGACAATGGGGTCAAAATATGATCAAATTCCAAGGAGTTATGCTTCCTGGTGGTGTTCAATTAAATGGTAGACAAATTTATGACGATGCAGTTGCAGAATTGGATGAAATTGAAAAGCAACTTAAGGACGAATACGAATTGCCCCCAATGGACCTTATAGGTTAATATTATGTCACCACTTAATCCATTTTTTTTACAAGGTACTGCAGGTGAACAAAGACTAGTTCAGGATTTAATTAATGAACAATTGAGAATGTATGGACAAGATGTAGTATATCTTCCCAGAAAAATAATTAATAAAAAAACTGTTATTAAAGAAATAGTTGCATCAAAATTTGATGATTCTTTTAGAATTGAAGCATATTTGATGAATTATCAGGGATTTGGTGGTCAAGGGGATATATTATCAAAATTTGGAGTTCAAACTACAGATCAACTTACTTTAATAATTTCAAAAGAAAGATATGAAGATTTTATAAGTCCATTTTTAAATGGAGATGATGATGTACAATTATTCACACGACCAGAAGAAGGAGATTTAATATATTTACCATTAGATAACACAATATTTGAAATTAAATACGTGGAAGGAAAGGCACCATTCTATCAGTTGAATAATTTATATGTTTATGAATTGAGATGTGAAGTATTTGATTATGCATCTGATGATATTATTGACACCTCAATAACTGAAGTTGATGAATCTGTAGATGATTTTGGATACATAACAACAATTAATATGGTTGGAAGTGCTGCAACTTCTGCAACAGCATCTATCAGTTTAAGTAATCTAATCGGTAAATCAGTTTCAAGTATAGATTTAATTAATGATGGGACTGGGTATTTGTCTAATCCTGTTGTTTCAATTTCAACTTCACCAAATGGCATTTCAGCAACAGCAGTTGCAATTATGACACATCGTTCTGGACAAACTGGAAATTCTATTGATAGAATTTTAGTAATTAATCCAGGATATGGATATACGATTGAACCAACAGTAACAATAAAAGCAAATTCTGGTTCTGGAGCAATTGCAAAAGCAGTTCTTTCTAATAATTCACTCTCAAGTATTAGTATAATTAATACTGGATTTGAATATTCATCAGCACCAATAGTTTCAATTTCTACTGCTCCTTCTAGTGGTACAAATGCCTCCGCAGAAGCATTTATAAATTCAAATGGAGAAGTGACTGCTATAAGATATGCCAATGCTGGTGCTGGATATACAATAGCACCATCTATCACATTTACATCACCTTCTGGCAGTTCATATGGAAATTATAAATTTAATGAAACTGTAAGGGGAGTTTCAACAGGAACAACTGCTTATGTATCCAAATGGGATTCCGACACCAGAAAACTTGAAGTTAAAGTTACTAGTGGAACATTTGCACTTGGTGAAATAGTTGTTGGTTTAGGAACAACTAGTGGTTATAGTGCAAGTTATAAAATTCTATCAATAGATAGAGATGATTTGTATGATCCATACGCAGAAAATATTCCCATAGAAAATGAATCAGATGATCTTCTTGATTTTAGTGAAAGAAATCCTTTTGGAGATTATTAAATCTAAATAATTAATAAAACTTTTAATATTATGTTTGGGCAATACTACTACCACGAAATAATTAGAAATACCATTATTGCTTTTGGTACTCTTTTTAATACTATTGATATTAAGCACAAAAAACAAAATGATGAAGATTATAGTATTATTAGGGTTCCAATTGCTTATGGTCCAATAGAGAAGTTTCTTGCTAGATTAGAGCAAAAACCAGACTTAAGAAAAAGAGTATCAATAACACTTCCAAGAATGTCATTTGAAATGACTAGTATTCGTTATGATAATAGTAGAAAGATTTCTACTATGCAAACATTTAAAGCAATAAGTCAAACTGATAACAAAACTATAAAAAAAATGTTTATGCCTGTTCCATATAACATAGGCATACAACTTTCTATTATGACTCAATATAATGAAGATGCTCTACAAATCGTAGAGCAAATTTTACCTTACTTTCAACCATCTTTCAATCTTTCTGTAGATTTGGTATCTTCTATTGGAGAAAAAAGAGATATTCCAATGATTCTAGAAGATGTATCATTTAAAGATAATTATGATAGTGGATATGAAGAAAAAAGAACTATTATTTACACATTAGATTTTACAGCAAAAACTTATCTATTCGGACCTGTTCCAAATTCCGACGAAGGATTTATCAAAAAAGTACAAGTTGATTATTACAGCAATACAAATACTAAAAATGCTTCTAGACAACTCCGATACGTTGCAGAGCCAAGAGCAATAACAGATTACAATGATGATCACACTACAACATTAGCAGAGAATATTGATGATCAAATAACAAAATTTGATGTTGGAAATTCTACAAATCTATCCATTAATGATTATATTCAAATTGATACTGAATCAATGATGATTAAATCTATTGTTGGAAATACATTAACTGTAGTGAGGGGCAAAGATAGCACATCTATTGAATCTCACACAAATGGAAGTTATATTAATTTAATTAATTCTTTAGATGATGATTTGATAGAACAACCTGATGATTTTGGATTTAGTGAATATCGTTACGACTACAATGATGGAAAAGTATATAGTCCAACTAAAGGTATTGATGTATGAATAACAAATTTGATGAAATAAATGAAGCACTGGAGATAGAAGCAACTCCCATAGAAAAAAAAATTATAAAAAGATCTCCATCAAAATTATCTAGACCGACAGATAAAAATGATTTAGATGCTGATTATGAATATACAAGAGGACATTATTATGCTTTATTGGAAAAAGGACAAGAAGCAATTGATAGCATATTAGAATTAGCACAGAGTTCAGAAAAGGCAAGAGATTTTGAAGTTGCACTTCAGGGAATTAAAAATGTTGCCGATGTTGCAGATAAACTTATGGACTTACAACAAAAAAATAAAAAAATAAGAGAAGAAGAAACAAAACGACCATCTACAGTAAACAATTCTGTATTCATTGGTTCAACAGCAGATCTTCACAAATTAATTAAAAATGGGTTCAACTCTGAAGATAAAACTAAATAATAAAAGGTAGAGAAAAAACAATGAGCACTAACTCTTTTAAAAATTGGAGATTCATTACAGATATGATGATTTGTAATTCTATTATATCTGAAGATTACGAATTTTCAATGGCTAGAAGTGAGTTAAAAACTGCACAAAGTGCCATTGGTAGATTATTGAAAAAATTAAATGGAGAGGGAAATTTAGAAGCTTGGATACAATCAAAAATTACGAAAGCTGCTGATTATATTGATACTGTTGCTGATCATATGGATAGTGGAGAGTCAGAAACAGAAGTCAATGAGCAATTAAAACCACACAAAACTGTTGAGCAGATTGCAAGGAAACATCGTATGGATGTTTCAGATATCCAAAAGCAACTTGATATGGGTGCTCCTATTGAACATGAACACACAAAAGATAAAACTTTAGCAATTGATATTGCTCTTCAACATCTTGATGAAATTCCAGATTATTATACTCGTTTGAAAAAAATGGAAGCATCTGCAAAAAAAGAACATAAAAAGTTCAAAGATGTTAAAGAGGATGTGACAATTGAGGATGCAAACGGCAATACCTTTCTTCGGATTATTGATATCATCAAACCAGAAAAAATGAAAGGTGTTAGTGAAGAAACTGCATCTGGAGATGAGTCTCTCCACGATTGGTTTGCAAAATCAAGTGGAACAAATCCAAAAACAGGAAAAAAAGTAAAAGGATGGACTCAAATTGGTGGAAAGTTTGCTGGTGCTCCTTGTGCCCGTCAACCAGGACAAACCACTAAACCAAAGTGTGGTTCATCAAAAATGTCTGCAAATATGTCAGATGAGGAAGAAGACGCAGCAGCAAGAAGAAAAAGAAGAGAAGACCCAAATCCAGATAGGTCAGGACAAGCAAAAAATGTTAAGACTGAAGAATTTGTAAACGAGGATGCTTGTAAAGAAAAAGTAAAATCTCGTTATAAAATTTGGCCTAGTGCTTATGCTTCTGGAGCAGTTGTAAAATGTCGTAAAGTTGGTGCTGCAAATTGGGGAACTAAATCGGAGGCAGTTGAAGAAAAAAGATATTGCACTTTATGCAAAAAAGATGAAGTGAAGTCTGATTGTTCATATGGTCCAAAAATGTGGGAAAAATTTTCTATCGCACAAGTTCATCCAGCAAATGAAAGCTATTTAAGGATACAAACTCGCGGAACAACTTATAGTATACTATTAAATTGGAGAGGAAAATATATTACATCACAGATGTTCTTTCCACAATTCACAAGACCAACCAAAAAACAAGTCACGGATGAAGTAAGAAAAATTTATCCTAATGCAATTGTCTTGTCATTCAATCCATCCACAAAAGACCCAACAAAACCATTATTATTTACTGGAGATGCAAATGGACCCAAACAGTATTGAACTTGACAATTTAAGTAAAATATTTGAATATGAAAAATTTTCAAGAGAAATAGATAGTTGTGATGATATAAAATTTTTAAAAAATCTTGCTAAATCTTTTATTAAACTTTATTTCAAGCAACAAGAAACATTATCCATAATAAAAACAAATATAATTGAATGATGGTTGAAAAACATTATAAGGGAAATCCCAATTTAAAAGCTGAAAATGTTCAAATTGAATTTACTAAAGAAAATATTCAAGAGTATATAAAATGTAAAGAAGATCCAATATACTTTGCAAAAAATTATATAAAAATTGTTTCTCTTGATGATGGATTAATTCCTTTCAGTATGTATGATTTTCAGGAAGAATTGATTGCAAACTTTCACGAAAATAGATTTAATATTGCAAAACTTCCTAGGCAGACAGGAAAATCAACAACTGTTGTATCTTATCTTCTTCATTATGCTCTTTTTAATGACAACATAAGAATTGCAATTCTAGCAAACAAAGCAGCAACTGCAATAGAACTTTTAGGTAGATTGCAACTATCTTATGAAAATTTACCAAAGTGGTTGCAGCAAGGTGTTGGTTCTTGGAATAAAGGTTCTTTGGAGCTTGAAAATGGATCCAAAATTGTAGCAGCATCCACATCATCTTCTGCTGTTAGAGGAAATTCATTTAATATTATTTTCTTGGACGAATTTGCGTTCATTCCAAATCATATTGCAGAACAGTTCTTCTCTTCTGTGTATCCTACTATTTCTTCAGGTCAAAGTACAAAAGTTATTATCATCTCAACTCCTAATGGGATGAATATGTTTTATAAACTTTGGCACGATGCCGAAAGAGGAAAAAACGGTTATATTCCACTAGAAGTCCATTGGTCTGCGGTGCCTGGAAGGGACGCAGAGTGGAAACGACAAACAATTGCGAATACTTCTGAAAGACAGTTCACACAAGAGTTTGAGTGCGAATTCTTGGGGTCTGTTGACACATTAATTACTCCATCAAAACTTAGATCAATGGTCTATGAAGATCCATTAAAAAGGAATAAAGGTCTTGATGTATATTACGAACCAATTGAGGACAATAGTTATTTGATGACTGTTGACGTTTCTAGAGGTATGAGTAATGACTATTCTGCATTTGTAGTTTTTGATATTACCACTTTCCCATATAGAGTTGTTGCAAAATATAGAAATAATGAAATAAAACCAATGCTTTTTCCAAATATTATACAAGATGTTGCAAAAGCATACAATAAATGTTTTGTTTTAGTTGAGGTTAATGATATTGGAGAACAAGTATCAACAATACTTCACTTTGATTTGGAATATGATAATATTTTAATGTGTTCAATGAGAGGTAGGGCAGGACAATTAGTTGGGCAAGGATTTTCTGGAAAGAAATCTCAACTTGGTGTAAAAATGTCCAAAACTGTAAAAAAAGTTGGATGTTCAAATTTAAAGACAATCATAGAAGATGATAAATTAATTATTAGTGATTATGATATTATTAGCGAATTAACAACTTTTATCCAAAAAAATCAATCATTTGAAGCAGAAGAAGGTTGTAATGATGACTTGGCAATGTGTTTAGTGATTTTTGCCTGGTTGGTTATTCAGGATTATTTTAGAGAAATGACGGACAATGATGTCCGTAAAAGAATATATGAAGAACAAAAAGATCAAATTGAAGCAGATATGTCTCCTTTTGGATTTATTTCTGATGGAATTAATGAAGAAACTTCATTTGTTGATGTTGATGGTGATAGATGGCACATTGATGAATACGGAGATAGATCATATATGTGGGAATATAACTAAAATTAGTAATTTATAAATACTTCTAGACAAAATGAAACTTCTTTAGAGGGAAAAACATGTCGCTAAACTTAGTATCTCCGGGCGTCAAAACGAGAGAAGTTGACTTGACTATTGGGAGAATTGATGCAATTAATGATCAAGTCGGCGCTATAGCAGGACCATTTGAGAAAGGACCAGTAAATGTTCCTATCTTAATTGAAACTGAAAACGATCTTCTCAAAACGTTCGGTAAGCCTCTTTCAACTGATGCTCAATATGAGTACTGGTTAGGTGCGTCATCATATCTATCGTATGGCGGCATTCTTAGAGTTATTAGAACAGATGGAGACAATTTAAATAATTCAAATGCTGGTGTTTCTGTAGCGTCAACTACGCTTAAAATTTCTTCGTATGAAGATTATATCAATAACCAACAAACTGCAACATCTTGGTACTATGCTGCCAAGAATCCAGGAAAGTGGGCAAATAATTTAAAAGTTTGCACGATTGATGCTTTTGCTGACCAAACTATTTCAGGCATATCAACTACTAATGTATCTGTTGGAATGGGAATCACCCAATCAATTAATGGTAGAGTAATTGCTGGTGCCGGATCAACTTCTTCTGCTACTGGTTATTTGAGAGGAATTATTACTGGTGTAGGTGCAAGTGAACTGTATGTAAAAGTATCTGAAACAGTTTCTGGAACAACAGTTTCGCAAATTGCTTATACTGAAGGAGGTACATATGCATTCCAAACTCCAACAACATCTACTGTATCAACAACAGTTGGAGTTGCAACAACTTCTGGTGTTTTAAGTGAAGCGTTTGATGTTTCAATTACTGGAATCGTAACAACTGGAATTCTACTAGGTGATATTGTTTCTGGAACAAGTGTAGCAGCAGGAACAACGGTTGTTTCTATTGGAGCAAGTACAATTTTTGTTGACAAAACAATCACAGCAGGTATTGGAACAACAACGTTTACTTTTACAAGAGGTTCTACGTCATCAACTGTTTCAAATGCAATTATTGTAAGTAGTGCTACAACTGCAGGAATTAGTACATTTAATTCTGCTACATTGTCAGATTGGTATAACCAACAAACTTTGGGTCTTACTAATACTACAATTTATTGGAAATCTATTGCAGAAAAACCAAAAACTTCACAATATTGTGTAGAGAGAAATGGTCGTAATGACGAATTTCACCTTGCAGTTGTAGATGATACTGGTTTGGTAACTGGTATTGCTGGAAATGTTTTAGAAAAATATACTTACTTATCAAAAGCACTTGATGGTAAGATTTCACCATCAGAACCAGTATACTACAAAGATTCCATTGCAAATAAATCTTCATATATTTTTGCTGGGTATGCATCAACTGGAACTGCTACTGGGTTTGCATTAACTACTGGACTTACCGCTACTGCAACTGGAAATTGGGGAGTAAATGCACAAGGCATTACATTTAGTGCTGCTGGAAATGTAACTTACAACTTAACTGGTGGTGTTGACTATTCTGCAAATGGTGGAATGAATGCAACACTTGCAAATATCATTTCATCTTATAATATTCTTACCAATCCAGCAGAATATTCAGTCAATTTCTTAATTTCTGGACCTTCTGGTGGTGGTGCTTCAATTTTTGAGTCACAAGCAAAAGCAAATGCTTTAATTTCTATTGCGGAACAAAGAAAGGATTGCATTGCAGTCATTTCTCCGCACAGAAATGGAGTTGTAAATCAGACAAATTCAGATACACAAACACAAAATATTATTGATTTCTTCAGTCCAATAACTTCATCTTCTTATGCAGTTTTTGATTCTGGTTATAAGTATATGTTTGATAGATTCAACAATACCTTTAGGTACGTTGCTTGCAACGCAGACGTTGCTGGATTGATGGCTAGAACATCAATCAATCAATATCCTTGGTTCTCCCCTGCTGGTTCGTCCAGAGGTGGAATCAATGGTGCTGTAAAACTTGCTTATAATCCTTCACAAGCACAAAGAGATTTACTTTATCCAAAGAGAATTAATCCAATTATTTTCTCTCCTGGTGCTGGAATCATCTTATTTGGCGATAAAACTGCACTCTCTTATGGTTCTGCTTTTGATAGAATTAACGTTCGTCGTTTGTTCTTGACAATTGAAGGAACAATTGAAAGGGCAGCAAGATCACAACTATTTGAATTCAATGACGTAATCACAAGATCAAACTTTATTAACATTGTTGAACCATATCTCCGCGATGTCAAATCAAAGAGAGGAATTACCGATTTTGTTGTTATCTGTGATGAAACAAATAATACTCCCGATGTGATTGATGGAAATCAATTCAGGGCTGATATTTTTGTAAAACCTGCAAGATCAATCAACTTCATTGGACTTACCTTCGTTGCTACTCGCACTGGAGTAAGTTTTGAAGAAGTCATTGGAAACGTTTAATTAACTAGAGGTAAAAAACAATGGCGAACAATCCAAATACAAAAGATAGAACCCTTGAGCAATTCAAGGGAAGAATGCTTGGAGGTGGGGCGAGACCTAATTTATTTGAATGTGAATTAAATTTTCCAGCAATTTCAATTCCAGAGGGATCTACTGCAGATTCATTATCTGATTCTACTAGATTTTTAGTTAAAGCAGCAGTTCTTCCAGCATCAAATCTTGGTATTATTGATGTTCCTTTTAGAGGAAGAAATCTTAAAATTGCTGGTGACAGAACATTTGACCCTTGGACCATTACTGTCATTAATGATATTGATTTCAATATCAGAACTTCATTTGAAAGATGGATGAACATAATCAATAAACATGAAGATAATGCTGGATTGATTGATCCATTTGCATATCAACGAGATGCTCTTGTCAAACAACTTGGAAGAGCAGGACTTAATGGAAATGTTCCGGTATCCGATCCTACCCTTCCTGTTTTAAAACAATATAAGTTTTATGGGGTATTCCCAACTGCAGTAAGTGACATTACACTTTCTTATGATTCTTCAGATACAATTGAAGAATTTACTGTAGATCTTCAAGTTCAATGGTGGGATGCTCTTGATAATGATGGCAATACTCAACTTGGAACAGGATTATAAATACTAAAAAGTATTTAAATTTTTGATGGCTAAATTATTTGGTTTTAAAATACAGAATACTGGAGACGATAAGTCCAAAAAACTTATTTCTCCAGTTGCCCCTAATGATGAAGATAAGTCAGATTTTTATCTTTCTAGTGGATTTTATGGGCAATATGTAGATATTGAAGGAGTATATAAAAATGAACAAGATTTGGTTAGGAGATATCGTGAGATGTCTCTTCATCCAGAGTGTGATAGTGCTATTGAAGATGTAGTAAATGAAGCAATCGTATCGGATTTAAATGATTCTCCAGTAGAAATTGATCTATCAAATCTTCCAGCGTCAGATAAATTAAAAGCCATTATTAGAGACGAGTTTAAATATATTAAAGAGGTAATGGACTTTGACAAAAAGTCCCACGAAATTTTTAGAAATTGGTATGTAGATGGAAGAATCTTTTACCACAAAGTAATTGATATGAAAGATCCCAGTTCTGGGATTCAAGAAATAAGATTTATTGATCCATTAAAAATTAGATTTATTCGTAAAGCAGAACAAACATCAAATAATAAACCTTCAATGTTTGTAAACAAAGAAGGTTTAGAGCAATATCAAGCACCAAAAATTGAAGAATATTATTTGTATGATCCAAATAGCCCAACTTCAAGTGGTGGAACAACCACTTATAGAAATGAATCAAAAAGTGTAAAAATTGCAAAAGATTCAATCACATATGTAACTTCTGGATTGGTAGATAGAAACAAACAAACAATTCTTTCATATCTACACAAAGCAATTAAGGCACTGAATCAATTAAGAATGATTGAGGATAGTTTAGTCATTTATAGACTTTCTCGTGCCCCAGAACGTCGTATATTCTACATTGATGTTGGTAATCTCCCTAAGATTAAAGCAGAGCAATATTTGCGTGATGTAATGAATCGTTATCGCAATAAACTTGTTTATAATGCTGATACTGGAGAAATTCGTGATGATCGTAAGCATATGGCAATGTTGGAAGATTTTTGGTTGCCACGTAGAGAAGGTGGTCGTGGAACTGAAATCACAACTCTTCCTGGTGGACAAAATCTTGGAGAACTTGCAGATATTGAATATTTCCAAAAGAAATTATATAAATCTTTAAATGTTCCATCAAGTAGAATTGATGTTGGTGGTGGTGGATTTAATTTAGGAAGATCTTCAGAAATTTTAAGAGATGAATTAAAATTTACAAAATTTGTAGGAAGACTTAGAAAAAGATTTTCTGGAGTTTTCAATGATATGTTGAAAACTCAACTTATTTTAAAGAATATTGTTACTCCAGAAGATTGGCAAATTTTAAATGACCATATTCAATATGATTATGTTTATGATAATCATTTTTCAAATCTAAAGGAGAATGAACTTTTAAATGATCAATTGGGTGTTGTTGCAGCAATGGAACCATATCTTGGAAAATATTTCTCCGCACAATACATCAGAACTAAAGTATTGAAGCAGTCTGATACAGAAATGTTAGAAATTGATAAGCAGATCAAAAAAGAGATTGAAGATGGTATTATTCCAGATCCCAATCAACCAATAGATCCAACAACTGGAATGCCTATGCAAGATATGAATGGTTCTATGGATTTGGGACAACCAATGATGGAACCAGGATTAGAAAATCAAGCAAAGGCAACGCAAGTTCAAATGCCGAAAGGTGGAGAGATATAAATAGTTTTTAGTTATTATATATTAAAACAGTATGGATGATCTACTAGATATGATTGTTTCTGATGAATCACCTTCACAAATTACAGATAAAATTAAAGAAATTCTTTTTGCAAAAAGTGCAGAAAGAGTTGATGCGGTAAGACCTCAAGTTTCCGCTAGTCTTTTTGGTGAACAAGATTCAGAAACTGATGAAGATGATGAAAATGACGATGAAGATGAAGATTACACAGAGGAAGAAGAGTAATGACAGTTCACAAACCAGTTGGTCTTGGTAGTTCTATTGCAGTTGTTTCTGGATCTGCAACAACTTCATCTACATTATCGGTTCAAACAAAAGCATTAAGAGTTGTAGCAACTGCTGGAGCCTTTATTGGAATTGGAACAAGTCCAACAGCATCAGCAACAGATTACTATGTTCCTTCAGGAGGAACTGCAACTCTTGCATTGAGTCCAGCATCACAAAGAGTTATTGGGATTAGTACCGGTACTACAACTACAATTACTTTCCCAGAAGGAACAGGATCTCCATTTGTAATTGGAGATTATGTAACCTTAACCTCTGTTGGACAATCATATTACAATTTTACCCATCAACCTGTTACAGCAATTGATACAACAAGTGGAGTTGCTGGATATTATTCAACAAGAATTACTGTATCCACTAGCACATCAGGAATTGTAACTGCATTCTCTACTGATGGTAATTTGAGAAAATCTATAAGAATATCTGCATATGGAGCTGGAGCAGGAATTTTATATTATCAACAAGTTCAAATTACTGGAGACGCATAAAAATGAAACTTATCACAGAAGAAGTACAAAAAGTTGAATTTATTGTTGAAGGAAAGGGTGCTGAAAAGAAAATGTTCATTGAGGGTATCTATCTTCAAGGAAATATGAAAAATCGCAATGGGAGAGAATATCCAGTAGATATTCTTGACCGTGAAGTAAATCGTTATAATGAATCTTTTATTCAAAAAGGTCGTGCTCTTGGTGAACTTGGACATCCAGACGGTCCAACCATCAATTTAGATCGTGTTTCTCATAAAATTACTTCACTTGTTCGTGAAGGAAATAATTTTAAGGGAAGATCACAACTTCTTTCTACTCCTATGGGTAAAATTGCACAATCACTTATTGGTGAAGGTGTGACCCTTGGGGTTTCTTCTCGTGGTGTTGGTTCATTAATTCAAACGAATGAAGGACACAAAGTTGTTGGTGAAGATTTTATGCTTGCTACTGCTGCCGATATTGTTGCAGATCCTTCTGCACCAGATGCTTTTGTGAATGGAATTATGGAAGGAAAAGAATGGATTTGGGAAGGAACTATTTTAAGAGAAAAGAATGCAAGTAACATTCAAAGAAGAATAAATACATTAGTTGATCAGAAGAGATTAGATGAACAGAAACTTAATCTGTTCAACGAATTTCTATCAAATTTATAATTTATAAATAAATATAGATTTAACACAGGTTTAATCGGAGAGTTCAAATGTCCCGTGGTAACAATTTACAAGAAATGGAAACAGGCACTTCACAATCTCGCACTGCTGTAAATGCTAACGCAAAGGCAGGCGATTCAATGCAGAAATTAGATGCAGGAGCAGTTGCTGGTCAAACTGGCAGTTGGGAAGATCTTGGTGGTCCTACCCCCGAAAATTATAGATCTGACGATGATTCAGCAAAATTAAAAACTCCTGGCGCAACGCTTAAGCAAGTTAAGGACGTTATCAATAAAGGTGCAAAACCTGCTGAAGCAATGAAGTCTATGAAGGAAGAGGAAGAACTCGAAGATGAAGATCTTCTTTCCGAAGCAGAAGAAAAAGAAGATGAAGATAGTGAAGAAGATGATGCAGAAGATGCAAAAGAAAAGAAAAATAAAAAGTCCAAAAAGTCAGAAGACGAAGAGGATGAGGAAGAAGATGCTCCTATGAAGGAAGCATATGACATCGAAGAAGATGTCAATGCTCTTTTAGGTGGAGAAGATCTTTCTGAAGAATTCAGAGAAAAAGCAAAAATTATCTTTGAGTCAGCAATCAATTCAAAGATTGTTGAAATTCAAGAATCACTAGAAGCACATTATGAAGCTCAATTAATTGAGCAAGTTGAAGATATGAAAGTTCAACTCGCTGAAAGAGTTGATTCATATCTTGAGTATGTATCCGATGAATGGATGCAGGAAAATGCACTTTCAGTAGAAAGAGGACTTCAGGCAGAAATGACTGAATCGTTCCTTTCTGGTCTGAAAGGACTTTTTGAAGAACATTATGTAACAATCCCTGAAGATAGATATGATGTACTTGAGAGTATGGTAGACAAACTTGATGAAATGGAGACAAAACTCAATGAGCAAATTTCAAAGAACGTTGCTCTTAATCAAAAACTAGCAGAATCAGTTGCTGATGTAATTTTCAGTGATATTTCTGAGGGACTTGCAGTTTCACAGAAGGATAAACTTGCTTCTCTAGCAGAAAGTGTTGAGTTTGAAAGTGAAGCAGAATATCGTGAGAAACTAGTAACATTGAAGGAAGCTTATTTCCCAAAGAATGCTGGTACTCAAAGAGATCATTCAGAAACATTAACTGAAGAAGGTTCAACTTACAATCAACCAGTTTCTGGTTTGATGGAATCATATCTCCAGACTCTGAATAGAGTTTCAAAAAAGTGATTTTTAAATCATAAATCAAACTAACAAATTTCCAAAAGAGGCAAAACAAATGCAAATGTTCAATGCAGAACAATTGCAGGAAAAGTGGGCACCACTTCTAAACTATGAGGGTCTTGATACAATCAAAGACTCGCATCGCAGAATGGTAACTGCAGTCCTGCTAGAAAACCAAGAAAAATTTTTAAGAGAAGAGCGTGAGTTCCTCTATGAAGGACCAACCAACTCAGCTGGTACTGGTGGATTTTCAAACACTGGAACTGGTTCAGTTGCTACTGGTCCAGTTGCTGGTTTCGATCCAGTTCTAATCAGCTTAATCCGTCGTTCAATGCCTAACTTGGTCGCTTATGACCTCGCTGGCGTTCAACCAATGAACGGTCCTACTGGACTCATCTTCGCAATGCGTTCACGCTACGGAACAAATAGAACATCTGGATCTGAAGCATTCTTCAACGAAGCAGATACTTCATTCTCTGGCGAAAACGCAGCTCAGAACCTCACAGGTTCATTCACTGATGTTGCTGCTGGTTTCGGTACTACTTCAAACCCAGCTGGAACAAACCCAGGTCTTCTGAATCCAGTTGGAACTGCAAGCACCGCTGGATATGCTACTGGTCAAGGAATGAACACTGGCGATGCTGAGAATCTTGACAGTACTAGCGTATTCAACGAGATGGCATTCTCAATCGAGAAAGTCACCGTTACTGCAAAGTCAAGAGCACTCAAGGCTGAGTATTCACTTGAGCTCGCACAAGACCTCAAGGCAATTCACGGTCTGAATGCAGAAGCAGAACTTGCTAACATTCTCTCAACTGAAATCCTCGCTGAAATCAACAGAGAAGTTATCAGAACCATCTATAAGGTTGCTGAACAAGGTGCTGCTGTTAATACTGCTACCGCTGGTATTTTTGACCTTGACGTTGACTCCAACGGTCGTTGGTCAGTTGAGAAGTTCAAAGGACTTCTATTCCAAATCGAGCGCGATGCTCACGCAATTGCACAAAGAACTCGTAGAGGAAAGG